TCAGCGCGCCAGCGGACCCGTCGACGGACTTGCCGACCGCCTTCGCGGCCGCGTCCATGTCGATACCCATCTTGCGCGACAGGTCGACGATCAGCGGGGTGAGCTGGGTGATCTGCCGTTCGGTCAACCCGAACTGGACGAGCAGCGACTGTGACCCGATCACCGCGTCGGCGTCGGCGGCGGTGACCTTCTGTAGGTCCTGGGCGACGTCGCGTAGCGCCTTGCCCTTGTTGCGGAACGCCTGGTCGGAGTTCTTGATGCTGTTCTCGAGCTTGAGGACCTGCTTGTCGGCGTCGTCGGATGCCTTCGCGAGCAGGCCGAGCGCGCCGACCGCGACAGCGCCACCGACGAGAGCGCCGGTGCCGATCGTCTGCAACCGGGCCGACATCTTCGCGGTGCGGTCCTCGGCCCTGCCGAGTTCCTTCTCCGCTGAACGGCCGATCGACTCGAACTCTGAGCGTGCCGCCTTGCCGTCCGCGTCGATGAGGATTTCGAGACGCTCAAGTAGAGCCACTGCTCACCGCCTCATTCAACAATCGGAGGTCGCGCGGGGTCAGCCGTCGGACTTGGTCTGGGGTCCAGTGGAAACGGGCGGCGCACCAGACGACCCACTGGTCGACGCTGCGCCCTCCGGCAAAGGGAGTCCGTCCTGGTACGAGTCGGGAAGGTCCTCGGGGACCTGGACGAACACCTCCTCGAACTTGCGAGGGGTCAACGTCTCCGGCTCGGCACCGGTCTGCGCGCACGCCGCGGCGTACACGTACTTCGCTGCCTTCGCTGTGCGGAGCGGGTGGGCGATGATCCGCCACCACTCTTCGCCGCACAGGTCCTCCAGCTCGATGAGAGCGTCGAGGGTCAGGTCCGACACGCGGACCTGACCCTTCGGCGTCTCAACAGCCCACTCCTGTGACATCAGCCCTGGACGGCGTGGCAGAGGTCCGTGTAGCCGGACCACGACATGGACGCCTCGACGACACCACCGACGTCCGAGGACGTGTTGACGTCGAACAGCGCGGTGCCGAAGTAGTAGTCCTTGCCGGTCCCGATGCCGCCCATGTAGGCGTACCACTTGCGGGCGTTGCCGTCGGTGATCTTGTAGTGCGACCCGTCGGTGTCGGCGAACGCGCCGATCTGCCCCGAGTTGCCGGGCAACCCGACGAGGGTCGCCTTCGACGTCGCACCGAACGCGGTGACGTCGTACTTGTCGCGCGAGCTGTCGAGCGAGAACGTCTTCGCGTTCACGATCGGCGACGCCGCGGCGTTCGCGCCGACCGACTGGTCGACGAGGATGACTGTGTTCCGACCAACGATCGGTCCGGCCATGATGGATACCTTCTTCGTGTGTTGGGGGTGGGCTTGCTACAGCCCGAGGGCTGTCATCAGTGCCCGGACGTTGTTGTCGAACGTCCGGTCTGAAAGGGCGGCGCGGGCCGCGGTCGCGGCTTCCTGGCGCTCGTCGGGGTGGGCGATCGCCCAGCGGATCTGCTCGCCCAGCTCCTCGGGTGTGGAGAAGATGGGGAGCATCGGCAACAGGTCGTCGCCTTCGGGGCGGGACTGGCGTGCGAACCACAGGCCGCACGCTGCGAGCTCCACCTCACGGGGTCCCATCGCGATGCCGTCGGCCCGGTCGTGTACGCCCTCGTTGTTCTCGATCCGGTACACGTTGAACGACGTCAGCGACGACCGGTAGATCGTCGCCGTGTGGTCGTTCATCACGCACCAGCGCGAGTCCTCGTACAGCAGGTGCGGGCGTAGCGGCGACTCCGGAGACAGGTCCTTCCACGCACCAGCGAGGAGAAGTTCGATCCCGGTCCAGTCGACCTGCTCGAGGAACTCGACACGGGACGGCATCCCGGTCCCGACGAAACACGCCTCGGACACGACATCGGGTGACGCCGGTCCGGGGTGATGGATCTCCGGGCGGTAGCAGTGCGGCGCGTAGAACGACGCCGGCACCACCTCACGGTAGAGGTCGAGGTTCAGTGGGTCGTTGATGACGGCGCAGTCGATGCCGTCGAGCCGTTCAAGCTGTTTCGTGTCCTCGTACGGCGACTCCGTGAACACGACCGCGACCTTGTGGCCGCGCGACTTGATGATCTCCACGAGCCGCTGGTCGACAAAGAAGTCCGAGATGAGGATGACGAGGTCGGGCCACCACTCGTAACACGCCGACTTGATCTGCTGTGCGGCCATCTGACACGACGACTCGAACGAGAACGCCTGGACCCATTCGCCGTCACGCTCGAGGTGCGCCGCCGAGTAGAACGCGAGCCGGTCGTGAAGGTTGTACTCGCGCACATCCCAGCCGAGTGTGCGGAGTCCGTCGCACCACCCGTTGTGCACATCGGCGACGGAGAAGTCCACGCCGGGATGTACGACAAGTGCTCTCACTTGAACACCTTCACGAGCCCGGCACGTTGCGTGCGGCTGTAGGCGGCGGTCGCCCCGTCGGTCCCGCGGGCGACGCCTCGTGACCAGGTGAGCTTTCCGCGAGTGCCGGGGTGGTGGACGTACGGCCGGAAGTTCGGGCCGATCTTCAGTGTCGACGCACGCTGGCGGCGGCGGCTGGAGTTCTTGTTGTTCCGGTTGCCGCGAGCGGTTGCAGCGACTTCGCCGATATCGATCGCACCACGGCCGCCGGCGAGGAAGTCGAACAGGGCAAGCGCCTGACCTTGGCGTCGGGTGAGTCCGGCGACGATGACGTGCGGCTTGGCGCCGTACTCCATTACCTTCCACGGACCCATCGGCCGCGGCGTCAGGGTTGCGGTGGCGTGGACATCGCCGTCAACGTCGTAGCCGGCGCCGAGCTTCACGCCGCTGCGACCGAACTTCGACAGGCGCAGATCGCCGCCCGAGTCGACGCGGGCCTGGTGGAGCACCGAGTCCTTGAAGACCCCAGCGGCAGCGGCGACGGCGTCACGGTTCTCTCCGACGATCGCACGGCCGGCTAGGTCGAGCTTGCGGGCGAGTTCGGTCGCGTTGCGCGACGTGCCCATCAGGTCCACACCTTCGCGGTGATGACTGCCCCGTAGTAGGCGACACCGTTCCACTGCACTTCGCCGTATGACCCGGCGGAGTCCCATGCGAGCGACACGCCATCAACCTCGGTCGTCGCGTCCAACGCGGCCATGACTGAGCCGTCGCTAACGTCGAGGAGCCGGTCGAGCGTTTCGAGCTGGTCGGCGTCGGAGTGCGACACAATCACGAGGATCGTTGCGGTCGACTCGCGTCCGCCTTCGTAGGTAGCTCGCTTCATGTCGAGCCCAGCCACAACCACAGCGGGGACTTGGATCGATTCGGGCGGGTACAGGTACCGGTTCACGCCGGACAGGTCGCCGACAGCGTCGTAGATCGTCTGGCGGATCGTCGCGTTGCTCGCGGTCACCCGATGCCCCACACGTCAGGGTGTCGGTACGGTGCGAGCAGTTCGCGTGCGTGCCGGGGCATGTAGCCGGGGACCCGTGACATGCCGAACTCGGGCGACCCGACGAGACCCAGCGGTGCGTCCTGCACCTTCGCCATCTCGTGCACGAGGATGCGCGCGGCTTGGGTGATCTCCGCGGGCACTTCGGGCCAACCCCACACGCCGGCCACTTCGATCAGGTACTCGCGGCCGGTCGTGACACCGAGCGGGAACGTCGTCCCCGTCAACAGTTCGATCTCCGTGTACGGCTCAGGGACAGGCGCCCGGGTGGCGGCGCCCTTGGGGCACAGCACATAGTTCGTGATCGTGCTGTCGTACGTGCCGTCGCCGGTGCTGTCGACCTTCAGCGACGTGACCGAGACGAGGTCGTTGAACACGCCCAGCTCGAGCTCGCACGGATCGTCGACCTCGAAGTAGCGGGCGACCGGTTCCCCGGTTGTGCCGTCGCGGTAGAAGTGGCGTCCGCAGTGCCGGTCAATCTGCCGCGACACAGCGGTCACGATGTCGTTGAGGATGCCGAACTGGTCGGTGTACTGCCGGCCGATGTAGTCCTGTGCCTGTTGTCCTGTGAGGTAGCCGTTGACGACAGCCATTCAGGTCACCTCCAGGCGACAGCGCGTACGTCGTCGCCTGCGACGTCGAGCGAGTAGGAGAAGAACGACCGGTCAAGCACTTGGGCGAGAGCTTCGGGATCGATGTTCTGGTAGTGCTCACCGGCACGCACCGGTCCACCGTCGAGAGCGGAGTGCGGTTCGCGGCCGGGGCCGGCGGCGGTGAAGATGAACACGCCGTCGGGCTTCAACATGTGCGCGATGTGTCCGATGTGTTCGGGCCACTCGGCCGTGTGTTCGGCAACCTCGAGGTGAAGGGCGACGTCGAACGGGTCGACCGACCCGTAGTCGAGGACGTCGCCGACCCATGTGACTCGTGGGCCTTCGATGAGGTCGAGGACTTCCCAGTACGAGTGGGGGTGGAACAGGTGGGCGGGGTTGCCGTTGATGTCACGTCCGCCGACATCGAGCACGGTGAGCGGATCGGCGATGGTCGGGGCGGATCGTTGCACCCATTCCATCGCCGCTGCGTGCATCAGACGAACTCCGGTTTCCGCCACCACACAACGTGGACAGCGACAGCGAGTAGCAGGAACGGGACAGGTATGACGAGAGCGGCGGCGAGGGCGACGGGCGGGCCGGCGGCGGTGTGCAGTAGCCGGACGGTGTCGGTCGCGACGAGGAGTTGCAGGTAAGCGACGACCAGCACGGCTGCGATCTGCCATGACGGTGCGTACAGGGCGGCGAGGCAGATGCCCCACGGGGCGACCATCGTCCAGGCGTCACGCCAGTCGTGAGATGCGAGCGCGGTGCGGACAGGGTGGTCGTGCACTTGGCGCAGGTTCGGCATCGCGGTGACCTGGTCGAGCTGCGGTCGCCAGAAGATGCCGCGGATCAGCGGAGCGGCGAGCCCGACCAGCAGGATCGGATGCCACGCCCACAACGCAGCGAACACCGGTGACGTTTCCTTCACACACCCGGCGACAAGGATCAGGGCGACAGCCGCGGGCCACCAGCCACGCTCGAGGAGAGCGACAGCGGTGACCGACAGAGCAACAGCGGGAAGGTCGACACCTATCGGCCGCACTACTTGGGGGCCGAGCAGTCCGGGGAGTGCGATCAGGAACGCTGTAGCGGCGCCTGCGACCCGCCAATCGGCGGTGCGCTGGTAGGACCATGAGACCATTCCGACAGTGGTGAGCGCCCACGAGGCGAGCCACACGGCACGCCAGCGGGACAGGTTGTCGCGGCACAGGTAGGGGAGCATCCAGCGGAGGTGGAACGGGCGGGCGACACGTTCACCTTGGCCGGCGAGGATGTAGCGGGCGGCGTCAGGACCCAACTGCACGGAACGCCTGCTGTAGCCGGTACGTGTCCTCGTCGAGGAACACGCCGCCCTTGTCGTGCGTCGTCTTCACACCCGTGTCGACGTGCATCGGGATGTCGCACGACTTGAGCCGGATGCAGAACGACAGGTCTTCGCCGAACTTCCCTGCGCCCTTCGGCTTGGGGACATGGTCAAACCAGGTGTCTCCGCACTTGGCGCGGATCTGCTCGAGGGCGTAGCGGTGGACCAGTAGACACGCGGCGCCGGTCCCGTCGACCGGGAACACGCTGTCGGCCGGGTAGTCGAACATCGGGGTAAACCCGACCTCGTCGTCCACCTCGGCCATCTGGTAGATCGTCGGCTGAGCCCGGTAGCGGCGGGCGAAGAACTCGCCGGCACCGTCGGACTTGAGCGCGAACGCCAACCCTCCGACGACCGGACGATCGTCCGGGTGCGCCGTGCGGATCAGGGCGTCAACCGTGTCGGGTGCGAAACCCATGTCCGAGTCGACGAACCAGAGCCATTCGGCCTGTGTCTCGTCGAGCATCACTTGGCAGCACTTGTTGCGGGCGGCGTAGATGTTGTCGGCGCCGGCCTCTTTGTGCATGTGCCCGAACTGGTGCGACACGATCCGCTTGTTGTGCGCCAGGTCGTAGAACAACAGGTCGATCAGCGACGCTCCGAAACACGCGGACCATTCGCCGGGCGACAGGTGGGCGACGATCGCCGTTCCGGGTTTCACCGCTTGCGGCGCACGGCGCGCTTCTCGCCAGGTGCAGCGGTGGCTTGTTCGACGGGTTCGGTGAACATCCACGGGAAGGCTGCGACGATCGGATCGTCGTTGGCGTATTCGTCGCCGTCTCGAACCGTGATGGGGACGCCGTTGTGAGTGAGTATCGCGGTGCGCGTCGCTGTGACCATTGGCAGGAACCTCCGAGGGCAGGAAGGTGGCAGGAGTGAGCGGCGCCGTTCCTGCCTGGACGGCGCCGCTCACGATGTGACCAAGGTCAGGCCGAGGTCTTGTCCTGCAGCAGCCGGAACGCCACGTCATTCACGGAGTCGGAACCGGTGCGCCAGTTGGCGTACCAGCCGACGCGGCCGTCGGGCAGGTTGTTCGCCGTGTTGAACATCACGGGGATGTACTGCACGCCGAACGAACCGGGCTTGTCGACGATCACGAAGTTGCTGAAGTCGCCGAACACGATCCGGTTGTCACGCACCGTGGTGGTGGTGGTGGCCGGGGCGTCGTCGGACTCGACCACGGGACGGTTGTAGAGCTGCGCCGTGGTGCCCTCGGTGATGTTGGTGCTGTACTTGTTCGACAGCGCCGTGCCGAGGTTCTGGATCTCCAGAGCCCACACCGGGTTCATCAGCCACGAGGAGCGGCCGCGGAAGCGGACCGGGACGGTGCGGTACACCTCGTCCAGGTCCTCCTTGAACAGCGCGGCTGCAGTGTCGGAGATGATCTCGACGTTCGTGTTCGCGTCGAGCGCGGTGAAGATGCCGGTCGGCTGGTCGGAGCCGGTTCCGGTCGCGTGGGCTGCGCCCTCGAGACGGTCCTTGGCGTCGGCGAACATCATCAGCAGCTCGCCGGCGAGTCCGGGGATGTCGTCCGCGGATTCGAGCGATGCCTGGATGAACGCCTGCGCCTTGTGGACCGGGATGCTCTCCCGGCCGAAGGTCGGGGAGTCGTCGGACACCTCGGCGAGCTGTGCGTCGAACGACGCCGTCACACCGGCGGAGGTGATGCCCTGCCACGACGTGTCACCGGGGCGGGACAGCGTGACCACGCGGGAGATGCCGCGGATGGCGTTGGACGAACCGGAGTTCGTCAGGATGACCGTCGGGTCGAGGTGCGTCGGGACGAGGTAGTTGCCGTTCGCGTCGGTGACCGTGGAGAGCGCGGTGCGCTCCTCCTCGGAGAGCCGGATGTGCTGGCCGGTGACGGCCTTCGCCCATGCCGACTCGTACACCTCGGACGAACGGACGATCAGCCCGCGAGCCCATGCGCCGTCGGCCTTGTGGCGCAGCGCCAGCTTGCGGACGTGCTCCATGTTCTCCGGGTCGTCGACCTTGCCGTCGAGGGAGCGGGTCAGCGCGTCGGCGAGCTGGTTCGGGGTCGCGGAGCGGTCCTCGAGCACGTCGGAGGGGGCGGGGGACGAGATGACCTGGAGTGCGGGGCGCTTGGCGCGCTCGGCGGTACGGGTCTCGATCTCGACCAGCTCGGCCTCTCGGGCGTCGAGCGCGGTCAGCGTCTCGTCGAAGTCGGCGAGTTCGGCGGTACGGGCTTCGACCTTGGCGGTCTCGTCGGGGTTGAGCGAACGGGTCTCGTCGACGGCGGTGCCGGCGATGGCTTCCAGCTCCTCGATGGCTGCGGTGCGCTTCGCTTCGATCTCGGCGATCTCGGCGCGCAACAGGTCAAGTGCGTGCATGGTGTTCCTACTTCCTTGGGGTGCGCGCAGCGCGTGACGCTGCGGCGAGTGCTTGGACGGCACGCGGGTCGGTGCCTTCGGAACCCGAGGTGCCCTCAGGGGCGGCGTCGGGGGGTGGCGTTGAGGTGCCCGAACGGGCGGCGTCAACACCGAGGTCTGTGAGCAGGCGTGCCCGCTGTGTGTCGTCGAGGTCGGCGAGCAGCGAACGGACGCCGACGCTGGTGGCGTCGTAGGCGGGGAACACGACGGGGCCGAGCTCGAACAGCTCGACCTCTTTGATGGTGCGGACGGCGATGTCGCCGCTGTCGTCCCATTCCTCGCGCACGACACGGAACCGGAACGACATGCCGTCGATCGCCCCGCCGGCGATCGCCTGGCGGATCGGTTCCACTCGCGGGTTGTCGAACATGCGAGCGGAAACGAACAGGCCCTTGGAGTCTTCGCGGATCTTCTCGACCGCCGCGATCGGGACTGATCCGGTGGCGATGTCGTGACCGTGGTCGAACTGGACGACCGGGGTGCGTTCCTTGAGCGTCTTCGCGAACGCACCCTTGGCGATCACTTCGTCGAACGTGCCTTCCCACGAATCGATGCGGGTCGGCGAGTCGAACACGGCGCCGTAGCCTTCGAGGGTGAACCCGTCGTCGGATGCGCGTGTCTCGAACGTGACGGCGCGGGTGAGTAGCGCCTTCGGTGCGTCGGTCATGGCATGGGGTCCTGGGGTGTCGGGTCCGGCGTCGGATCGGCGGGCAGGCCGGGCGTGTCGTACTCGGGGCCGAACGGCTGCTCATCCTCGAGCGCACGGGCCTCGTTGACCGTCATGGTCTGGTTCTTCAATCGGCGATCGACAACTGCGGAGCGGGTCACCGGATCGGATCGAAGGAACGCGTTCCGGTTGAACCTTGCGAACTGCGGTCGTGGCAGCAGTCGAGTCATCGACTTCTCAATCCGAACGAAGTGACCTTCGAGGCTGTGCTTCAGGTAGGCGAGGTCGGCCTGGGTTGCGTTCGCATAGGTGACCGACTGACCTGACGTCGCGGCATAGACCATCGTCGGCGGAACCCGCCAGAAGCGACACGACTCCTCGATGCAGAACTGCATGAGCTCGATGAACTGCGAGTCGTTCGGGTTGACCATGATCGGGTCGACCTTCAGTCCGGCGCCGATCACCGCCGGTTCACGGTTGCCCTTCGTCGCCCGGATGAGCGACTTCTTGATCCCCTCGGCCTGCTGTGCTGTGAGCACCGTCTCCGACGAGACGACCATGCCGGGGTGGGCGCCGTCACCGAAGAACCGAGACCCGAACTCTCGGGCAGCGACAGCCGCGCCGATCGTTGCCCTGGCGCGCTGCACAGGTGATTCACCGAACGGTGAACCCGGCTTCACGTACGGGCCGGGCATGTGCCACACATCGCCGAACGGGTACAACTGGCGTGTCTGACCGGCAACGTCCACGTTCGGGACACCGTTGACGATGCGACGGTTCGTCACGGCATCAGGGTCAAGGATCTCGATGGACGTGGGGAGACCACCGGAGCCGTAAGTGATGATCTCGCCGAACACATTGCCGTCGGTCAACCGTGAGACCATGAGCTGGTCGAACCACACATCGGGCTCGACCAGCGACGACGGCGCAGCGATCAATCTGGGCGTCGGTGAGACTGGGAGCCGGTTGACGCCAGCGTCTCGTACAACGTCGATCGGTGTGGCGGACACCGACTTCGACAGGACATCGATGCACGCCGATGACGCTGCGTTCGTCAACGCGGTCGCGGTCGACACGGACACCGGCGAATAGGCGCCCTGGTCGGCCCACATCGCTGCGTACTGGGAGATCGGGATGTTGTCCCGTTCCTCCGTCCCGCGTCGCAGTAGCCCTCCGAACATCAGGCGTCATCCTCGATGTCGAGCCCGACCAGCAACAGCGCGACACCGACAGCGATCACACCGGCCTGCCACACCAGAGCGAACGCCCCAGCGACGATCAGGATCACGGCTGCAACCTGTAGGACGGCTGCGAACGTGTTGCGACGCATCAGCCCTCCATCGGGTCAGAACGCAAAGACAGGCTTGGCGGCTACAACTTCGGTCGGCAACAGGAAACGGGCGACGGTCACAGCCTCAAGCGGTGAGATCGGAACCGTCGCGTTCCTGATATCCCACGCCCACGCATCACCGAGCGGACGCTCCGACGCCTCAGCGACAGCAACATCCAACGGACCCTGACCATCAGGTCGACGTAACCGGCCTTCGATGATGTCGGTGTAGAACCCGCCGCACGCCGCCTTGTACTCCTGCGTGTTGACGGGGACCAGCAGGTCCGCCGAGATACCAGCCGCCCGGAACGCTTCGAGCACCGCGCCCGCTTGCGCGGCGGCGGGACCGGCGTTGTTAAACCCGACCGCCAACGGCGACCACTTTCCAACCAGCTCAACCAGCCGGCCCGGTAGCCAGCCGACACCCTGCCGGTGATCGATCACCACGACGTAGGGATCGGCAAGCGACCCCATCGACAGGGCGATCGATGACCACTCACCGTTTGGCGCCACGCTGAACGACACCGACAGCCCTTGTGTCGGGGTGACCTCCGGGCCGGCGGTAGCGGCCCACGCATCCGCCGGGATCTTCGCTTCCTTGTGGACAGCGACCGTGCCCCACACGTTGCAGTACGCCCGGCGGAACCCGGCCATGTCACCCTTGAGCTCGGCCCGGTCGCGCCGCTCGGCAAGATCAGCGACCGACACCGTGAACCCGACCGCCGGGTGGCGAGCAGCGATCACGTCGATGTCGTCCATGTCGTCATCGGGGCCGAGTGACCACTCGAAATACGCGGTGCGCGAATCGGCGCCCGTCGCGCATTGCTCGCGGCCGGCGACCACCTCCGACCACAAGTACGGCGACTTGTCCTCGTTCTCGCCAGCCGTCGAGATGATCCAGAACTGCGGCGAACGCCGGGTCAACATCGCAGGCTCGACCGCCTGCTCGAGCCGGTCGTCAACCTGGGCGAACGCCTCATCGATGATGCCGAGGTCGACCGTGTCGCCGTGCCCCGACTTCTCCATCGTTGCCATCAGGTCGAACGTCGACCGGTTCGACCAGTCAAGACCTTCCGACCCGTTCGTCAACCGCTTGTCGAACATGTTCCGCAGCGGCGACGCTTCGAGCAGCGGAATGAATTCCTTCATCCACTTCTTACGCGCATCGTTACGAGTCTGCGCCGTGTAGACAACCGTCTGCCGTTGAGCACCTGATTCGAGCTTCCCGCCGGGGAACTCGGCCACCGAGCGATGCACGAACACTGGCAGGACCAGCGTCGTTTTCCCCGACTGGCGTGGAACCGTCACCACCACCCGCCGGTAATGCAGGTTGCCGTCCGGGTCCAGCTCCATCGCCACATCGGCGACGTACTGCTGCCACGGCATCAGCGGCTTACCCAGACTTTCGGCCACCCTTCCGACGTGAGGACCCAACGTCGGACGATCCGGGTTTCGTAGCGTCCCAAACCGGGGAGGACAGGACAGTCCCGAGGGATGCCTGAGCATCGTCGCCGTCACGCAAACCCTCCAGGTCGTCGAGCGTCGCGCGGAGCTCCTTCGCCAGCTGCGCGGTCGGCGCCGGCTTGTCGCCCGACTGCTCACCGACCAACTCCGCAGCGAGCGTCAACGCCAACTCGGCGAGAGCATTCGCACGGCCCGGAGCCTCCAACGCCCACCCGACAGCATCACCAACCGACTCGACCAAACCCACAGTCACCCCTAGTGGTCAAAGCCCGCCAGAATCCCACGGGGAGAGAAAACCCGGA